CCTCGAGTAAGTCTGTTGCCAACTCATCAGATGAAAGCGGGTCTAAGTAGAGCCGCTCAATTGTTGAGTCAGACTTGAGGGCGGTCAACGCAAGCTGCCACTCCTCATTATTTTTATAAATTTTATCGTATTTTTTTCTCAAACGTGCAATATGCAAAGCCAAGCGTTGCCTAATTTCATCAGAATAATAACATTCCTGATAAAGGGCAAAAGCTCGAACTAATGCCATCGCTGGAGTAACTTTCCGAGTGTGGGCCATGCTAGCCATACCTTTATCGGAGCAAGGGACAGGGATCCACCATTTTTCGTAACGGCAAAACCAGTTGCTTAAAAAAACAACAGAATCCAAGTCTCTAGGCAGTGGAGAAAGAGTTTCCAAATGCCAACCATGTTGCTCCCAAAAATTCTTCATTGAAGTATAATTGAAGATACTAACCACAGCGTCTGAAACACTGAACACGCCATCATCACCTTGGCCAATGTGCCTTACATTTTCCTTAAATGACGCGCAAGCTTCACCATAACAGCCGGGGGTATCGAAACCCATCAGCTTGAAATAGGTGTAAACTACACGTCTTTTAACGATCCAAGTGTTGCTAATTGTCGTGTCTGGTGACCCAGACTTTGTCCCACACGGGATAAGCCAAACCGTACCATAAGCATCAATCACGAAGGAAAAAAGCTCCGTGAGTAAACATCGCAGAAAAACTTGATGATTGTGCTCAGTGCGATCTTCTTTACGAAGGTTTTCCCACTTATTCAAGAGGTACTCTTCCTTCTCATAATTCTGAACCTCACCGTCACAAGACCCAACATCGTAATCAAACTTGTTGGGCAGCTCGTCAAGAAAGTCACCAAGTTCAGTCCAGTGAGCTTGGTACTTTGACAAACCAACAGTGTGCCCAGACCTAACACCACACCCTGCAATTATTCGTTGTTGCTGACGCAAGAACAAACGATTGTACATGTAGCTATAGGCTTTATTGCTGGCGGTAAAGGTACGAACCTTACCAAGAGCAAGTTTTTCAGAAGGGCGTAACTCCTCCTTGAC